AAGTTGCTTCCTGTTGATACCCCGTCCACATTGGAATGGCCTCCCGGCATCATCGGGTTCGTTGCGCAGTGGTTCTATTCCATTGCGCCGCGCCCCGTGAAGGAGGTTGCAATCGTTTCCGCACTGGGCTTCTTTTCCGGCATCTGCGGACGTGCGTACAATATCAGCGGCAGCGGGCTGAACCTATATATCGTTCTTGTTGCTCGCAGTGCTATCGGGAAGGAAGCGATGCACAGTGGCATCAGCAAAATGATTCACTCCTTGTTGTTGACATGCCCAAGCGTTAGCCATTACATTGATTTCGCAGACTATGCGTCAGGCCCCGCGCTGGTCAAATCTATCAGTGACCGAAAGAGCTTCTGCAATGTCGCGGGGGAGTGGGGGCGCAAGCTGCGCAAGATGTCAGATGACCACAATGAGGGGCCTATGTCGTCCTTGCGCACAGTGATGACGAACCTGTACCAGAAGTCTGGCGCGGGAACTATTGTTGGCGGGATTGGGTACAGCGACAAGGAAAAGGACGTTAAATCTACAGACGGTGTCGCCTACAGTATGATTGGCGAAACAACACCTGACACATTCTATGAAGCTCTTACGAATACAATGATGCAAGACGGATTCATGTCGCGCTTCATTGTTGTGGAATATGCGGGTCTGCGGCCTGAACTCAACACCGCACAAGACCAGGCACTTCCTGAAGGGTTCGTGGAACACATGCAGAACCTCATTAACTTTGTTGACACGAAGTTTGACGGGTTTCAGGACGTTGTTATGGCCAAAGCTGCGCAAGACTTGGTTGACCAGTTTGACAAGGAGTGTGACAAACAAATCAACGGGACGGAAGACGAGTCATGGCGCCAAATGTGGAACCGTGCTCACCTTAAAACTTTGAAGGTGTCCGCTCTGCTTGCCGCGGCAGACAATCATATGAACCCCGTTGTATCCAAAGAGCACGCTGAATGGGCGCTCAACCTTGTAAGACGTGATATTAAAATCATGGGGCGTAAGATGGCGGAAGGTGATGTCGGTGACGGTGATATGGTGCGCGAGCGCAAGCTGTTGAGCTTGTTGTCGGAATACCTACGGAACAAAATTGCGCCTGGATACAAGGTGCCTGAGGAGATGCGCAAGGCGGGTGTAGTCGCTCGCAGATATCTTCAGATTCGGTTGCAGAGAACGAACTCTTTTGCCAAGCACCGAGCAGGTCAATCCGCTGCGCTGGACATGACAATCAAGAGCTTGGCGGATAGTGGATACCTTGTTGAGATACCGAAAGACAAGATTCCGGTAGAATGGAACTTTCATGGAAAAGCCTACCGCATTGTCAGTCTTCCTGATGTCAATTAAAACTTGTGACGTAACATGCGTCACGTTAATATAACGAACATAACTTAACTAAAGGAGCCCACTATGAATTACCAAAGTTGTGCCAGCATGGCATATTCGGACACCGCTGCACAGCAGCGCGCAGACAAAGGGCCGGTCGTTGGTACTGGTAGCGAAGGTGGCGACAATGACTAATATCCCGGCAAACACAGTGACTCCTGAAGACCTTGTTGAATGGGACAGGTTGAAGCAGAAGTTAAACAAAGTCAAAGCGGCGGAAATGCTCCTGCGCCAGAAGATCTTTGCTGCATACTTCCCAGCCCCCAAAGAAGGCACAAACGACGCACCGCTTGCCGCCGGTTGGATTCTGAAGGGTAAGTACACCATCAACCGCGAAGTTGACCTAGGCGCTCTAGGAGCTCTGCGTCCGCAATTGGTGAAAGCTGGTATCAAGGCGGATGACCTTGTTCAATACAAACCGTCGCTCGTGCTCAAGGAATACCGCACGCTGACAGCTGAACAGGTGCAACTCTTTGATCAAGTTCTGATTGTGAAGCCTGGTTCACCCGCGCTGGAAATCGTATTGCCTGCGAAGGCAAAGAAAGCAGGGGAACAAGCGTGAGAACTACAAAGCCCAAGGCGCCTAAGAAGTTTAGAAAACCAAAAATTTCAGTGTCTTTCCATCACTTCCCCGTTTTCGACAAAGTTACGTGGCTCTTTGCGGATCACGTGGAAAGAACGAAAATGACGTTGACATATATTAGGGAGTTTGACAAAATGAATGGATTTGCTCCTGGAAATTCCTATACTTTCGGAGGTGTTACTGTATGAAACCACAAATCCAAGTTCATCAGTGCATTCTGCCCAAGAAAGTTGTCTATCAACTAGCGAAGGCGCTGAATTATGAGTGCCCGCCTATGCTGGTTGTGTTCACCGACTTGCGCGGTAACTTGCGCCATGAAATGGTTCCAGTGAAATGAGTACCGTCAAACCAATGCTGGCGAGCGATTACGAGGAGTCGAAGATTCGGTTCCCTGTGATTGCTCAACCCAAGATTGATGGCGTGCGTTCGCTTAACATGAACGGAACGTTGACTGGGCGCAGCTTGAAGAAACATGCCAACTTCTACACGACAACGTTCTTCAGCCACACCGACCTGATTGGCTTTGACGGGGAAATGGCAGCAGAACGGGAGACGCACCCTGACCTCTGCAGGCTAACCACAAGTGCATTGAGCACCATCGAAGGCCAACCGTTCATTCTTTGGTGGGCCTTTGACTATATCACTGAACAAACGAAAGACCTTCCTTACTGGAAAAGATGGGAGTGTCTTAGCACAAGAGTGAATGACCTTCGCAACTACGGAGGGGCCCCGCATCCCGCACAACATCTGCGCGTCGTTCCGTCTGTGCTGTGCCACACACTAAATGAGCTTCTTGCGTTTGACCAGAAGTGCTTGGACATGGGGTTTGAAGGTACTATCATTCGTGACCCAGAAGGGAAGCACAAGCAGGGGCGCTCCACTGTGCGCGAGGGAGGGCTGCTCCGCATTAAGCGATTCATTGACGCGGAGATTGTGGTCACTGAAATCCTTGAAGGCGAAATGAACGGGAATGATGCACAGCTTAACGAGCTAGGCTTGCAGTTCCGTTCCTCACATCAAGAAAACATGGTTCCAAATGGTATGGTTGGCGCAATGATGGGGCGCTTGCTTGCGGATGTTGTTTCGAACGGAACTACGCTATTCAAGGTGGGGGAAATTGTCAAGGTTGGCGCGGGTAGAATGCTCCACGAAGACAGGGTAAAGTTCTTCAACAATCCCGAGCTACTACTTGAACAGATTGTCAAGTTTAAGATGTTCCCGCATGGGGTCAAAGACAAACCCCGCTTCCCGACATTCCAGTCCCTACGAAGCCCGACTGATATGTAATCAAAACAGAGAGTTGGGCGCTCTGTTAAAATGTTTTCACCGTAGCAATACGAGTTCACTAGGAGATACAAATGGCATTGAATTTCACTACTACTGACAAAGCCGCTCAATTGAACGGTGTCAAAGTGTTGGTATATGGCGGAGCGGGTACTGGAAAGACAGTCCTCACGAGCACTGCGCCAACGCCGTTTCTTATCTCCGCAGAAGGCGGGGAACTATCCTTGCGGAGCATTGCAATGCCTATGGCAAAAGTTGCCAACGTGGATGACCTGCGTGATATCTACGCATGGTGCGAACGCAGCAATGAAGCGAAACAGTTCCAAACTATCTGCATTGACAGCTTGAGCGAGATTGCTGAAGTTGTGCTCAACAATGCAAAGAGGCAGGTTAAAGACTCGCGCCAAGCATACGGAGAGCTCATCGAAAAGATGGAAACGACGATTCGCATGTTCCGTGACCTTCCTGGCCGAAATATCTATATGAGCGCCAAGATGGAACCAACGAAAGACGAGCTGACGGGTGTGATTAAGTATGCCCCCGCTATGCCCGGAAACAAGCTCGGGCCGAAGCTCCCATATTTCTTTGATGAAGTATTTCGGCTCGGTATCAACAAGACTACACAGGGTGAGTCCTACCGCTTTCTCCAGACTCAACCTGATTTGCAGTACGAGGCAAAGGATAGGTCCGGTGCCCTTGCCCCCGTGGAACAACCTCACCTGACACACATCTTTAACAAAATCCTAGGAGTTTGAAAAATGGCACAACTTAATTTTGACGCAACAAATGTTCCACAAGCAGATTCAGTCGACGCAATCCCAGCGGGTTGGTATAACGCCGCAATCGATCAGTCTGAAATGAAACCTACCAAAGACGGGCTCGGCGCGTATTTGGAAACCCGTTTCAACATCTTGGACGGTCAGTACGCCAACCGTAAAGTTTTCACCCGCCTGAACTTGCGCAATGCCAATCCG